ACATTTTTAGTTCAACCGAGGTTAGATTTAGCGATACACCCGGCGTAAATGTCTGGGCATGTAGAACCGTGTCCCCAAAAAACCCGGTACGGCCTACATAATCAGCCGTAGCTTCGTGATACACTAACTTTGCCATATCAACTTATCCCTTCCATTGCTTAGTCCAAAGAAAGGGACACCTCACTCCAATTTGCCCCTGCGTCAGATGATACCCAAATCTTACCGTAGTCCAGACTCTCTTCCCCAAGAACAACAGCCTTCCCAGAGCTACTTGAGCACGAGACCTGAAGGAAGTCTTCCGTATCTGGTGTCTTTGCCGCCCAGGAACCCCCGGTATCAGTCGATACGTAGATCCCAGCATCGGAGACCACTAGCATAAATGACCCATCTAGGTCAATAGCTGCATCGTTCCACGAAGTTATTGCTGCGATAGGCATATGATCCCACGGCCTATCCCACCATACCTCAACTGATTCAGAGTACAAAAGGGTATCTTCGTTCGCCCACGTATCCATAATTTGCTTCAGTGTGTCAGCTAAGTCCGACGTCCCGTATGGTACGAATACTTGCTGCGTGATAGAGGTGATAGATCCTGGATCGCCTTTAGGTCCCTTATCCCCTTGAGGCCCTACGACCCCCTCAATGTTATAAGTAAGGGAATTTCCAGATATCTGTGGGACTCCTGGCTGTTGACTTCCAGTAAGGAGAGACACGTCCCCCGTGTCTCCCGCGACTCTTGCTGTAGCCCCGCCCCCCCAGAGATTGACTATCCTCAGACCATCCTCAAAGCGCGGGTCATCTAAAGCCGGTACATAATCTCCCGAGATGACAGGGTAGATCGTCCCGTTGCCTTCAGATGATGTGCTAGAGAATACTTCGGCCATTTTGTAGCCTCCGCAGAGGGTTTAGTTTCTTCGAAATCGGCGATTGTTACGGCTATCCCCACGGACTTTGGGGGCCTCTGGTAAATTTGAGAAGTACTCCGTGAGGCGGACGTTTCTCAACTCATTTCTGTACGCATCCAGAATCCCTTTTGCACGTTTCGCATTCCCCTCGATCGACATTATTCGGTAGGCGGCGTACAATGCGACAACGGTATCCATTCCCTTATAGATAGCGGGGGCGATCTCATAGTAAACATAACCGCCATCTGACGAGGGAACCGGATCAAGCGCCACGTCTAACGTCGCCTGGCGAGTCGTGTGATCGTAAGACGTGATATTCCTCTCTTGGAGATAGTTCCCCGTGGCTGTATCGCCTACCCCAAGAATACGGAGGACCCCTCCGGCGTAGGCCTGAACGTGAGTATCGAGTGTCCCATCATTCGGCGCAGCCCCGAGGGTTGCCACCTTCCCTGTTGTGTCTACGGTACAAGTTCCGTTGTGCAGCCGTGCAACCCCGGATGGAATCCACTCAGCTATAAGCGTTTCCCCCAATCCCATAGAATCAACGGACTGAATATGTAGGGTATTTCCTTCCAGCCAAACACGCTGGCCTGCCGAATTGAAACGCCCACGTCCCATGTAGTAGTTCTTGCACCCGGAATCTGATAGATTGTAGAGTCCGAGGAAGGTCCCCATGACGTGAGGAAGAACATACTCAGTAACGCCAGTAGCGACCGTGATCTCTTGCTTTACGACCGCTGGTGTTTTAGAGTTCCGGTTCTTCTCGTTCAAGACGATAATGTATGCAGATTCCAAATAGGTTGCAAGCTTGTCGTCATCATACTTGGCAATCACAGTCGGCTCATCCAGAGAGTCTCTCGCCAGAGTGCGAGCCCGTGTCAAGAAGCTATCCGCGTAGAACGAGGCGCTTCCCGTAGAGACCGCCGTAGCGATATCCTTTGTGAAGGCAACGCTTCCCGCTGCGGAGGTGAAACTTGCAGCCAGGAACGAATACCCCGACAGATGACAGAACACGTAATACTTGGTATAGCTCAGGTTGAACGTCACTTCCCCGCTATCGTCTGTTACCTTCGCTTGTACGACGGAACCAGTCCTATCGTTTGATGTATTGAGCCACACGGATATGCCCGCCACCGCTGCGCCAGCCGTGGTCCTAATCGTCAGCGTTACAGCATAGTCCCCTGGTCCTGTAGTGTCGATAGCGGCAATCTCATCTGATAAAGTTTCAAGGGTATCACTATCAGCGCCGGTTCTTGCGATCTGCGTCGACCCCGAATCAGCACTCTTCACAGGAAAAGCAGTTGACTCATCGAACTTTGCGGAGGTAATTGCATCATCGGACAGAGTCATAGCGTCTCCGGCCTTAGCGATTGTAGATCCCGAATCGTGACCGGATAACGTATTGAGGGCAGAAGCGTCAATCCTTGTCTCGTCATCTACCACGGCATCACGAATCTGGTTGGTGGGATCTGCCCCCTCAATCAGTTTCGTATTTACATCCAAGGTAGCAGACAAATCCTGCGCATCTGAGGAGAGGAGGATTTTATGATCGGCTCCCTTGGCCGTCTCGATAATGAGTTCAAGATTGTCCGCAGCCGTGGTGTCTTCGCTAATTGCCTTCGCATTCACATCGAGATACCCCGTGTCTTTTGCCGTAAACAAACTAATGAAAGCGGATTGAGCCAACACCATAAAGTGAGCAAAAACCGGGAGGCAGTCGCTATCATCTTGGACTACAACCGTAAGAAGTCCTTCCGTATTGGTATGATCCGTTGTCAGAGTCAAATCGTACCACCCATCGCAGTCCGATACAGCCGCCCAAGTTGCAGCCGCTAAGCTGGCGGTTGCCGATCCGTTGTTCTTGAGCAACTCAGCCTCATCCGCAGTACTAAGAGCGATGTCCGTTTGAGGCGTGAATCCGTCTGCAACATCTACGAATGGCCCGATGCGTACTTTGACTTCCGTATTGGCTTGTAGAAATTGCATTATAGCGCTCCAGCCATGAGTTTTCGATGGTGTAAAATTATCGGGATACCTGCCCCAGTAGGGGGTCCGGCTGTACTGTAAGTACGGAACATAAGATCGCCACCAGATGATATAGTCCACGATCCGCCACTATTTGAGGAATAGACGTATGTACCACCAGCATAGGTTGCACCAGCTTGGTCGTCTCTCCAAATGATTTGATTAACAGAATTGCCCGTAGGAATAGAGACTTCTATGGCATACATCACTCCTGCATCTAAAACAACTGCCGGATCGAAGATAAAATCATACCAATCTCCAGCTCCATCTGTGGTCCATCCATTCGCACTTGTTGTAGCTGTTCCTAAAGCAGCTCCAGAAGGTTTTCCAGCCGTGGTGGCCTTGATGTTCATTGTCACATCACCTGGAGAACCTATTTTGAACGCCTTAACGGAAACTTTGGTTAGACTAAATCCACCAGCATCAGTAAATGTCTGACCTCTCCAGTTAACACCATAACACTGAGTAATGGTGTCATCGCTGATATCATAATATTCTTGGAGAGTATAAGCCATTATTTTCCCTTAGATGCCACGATTAACAAGGAAGACTCCTATTCCAATGGCAATAGGAATAGCTCCCCCGAGTAGTCCCCAGATTCCAGCACGTATCTTCAACGTCGCCACGTCAACCTTCAGAGAAGAGATGTCTTCTCGCAAGGAATCGAAGTGCCCCTCTATCCAATCTCGGTCGCGCTGAAGCATAATTATTTCTCCATCCTATAACCTAGTCGCCATAAGAATCTAGCAACGTCCTTGGCTGTCGAAGCCACTTCTGCCTCCCGCGCTTTCCAATCGCAAGCATGTAGGGCCTCATGTACGGTTGTCTCCAGCCCAACACGGGAGTCGAGCCCGCGCAGAATACGAAGCCACTGTTTACCGTCGTCCTGCTGATCGGTCAACCCATCTAGCTCATCCAGATCGATGTGATACTTCCGGCCGCAAAACGTATGTGTGAGAACCATCACTTACTCAATCGACTAAGGGCATTGTGAAGCTGTTGTAGTTCGTAGTACACGTCGTATATCTTGTCTTCCTTCTCCTCCGCGACCACGTCAAATCGGCACAATCGGAAGTGATCCCGTACCGCGTCCAACGTGTCACGGAACCGTGCTACAGGAACGGAGAAGTTCAACGTCGCATCCTGCCCAGCTACAAGGACACCCACCACCTCGCTATCAAGATTGAACACAGGCCCCCCGCTGTTGCCGGGATACGCTGGGCTGGTACTCTGCAACATCACATGCCAGTTATATCGTCTTTCTCGTTCCCATCCTCTACGGTTATATAGGTCTCGATCCTCCGCAGCGAGAAGCCCCAAGCTTACGCTGTTGAAGTTGTCGCTACCTAGAGGGCTTCCCATTATGAAAACAGCATCGCCAACACGCAGCTTGTCCTCCACAGCGAGTTTCGCATATGGTAGGTTAGGCTCGTGACCTTGCAGATCCAACTGCATGAACGTGACGTCGTTTTCCTTGTCTTCGAGAACGTATCCTGGCTTCACC